TTGTTAAGGGTTATTTTTTTGCTTTTATAACTAACCTTGAACCGGAGTCATTGTCAACAGCTGAAATCTTCAAACCACCAGTGGAAACACTTTGAGGAGCCTGTCTAATGTCCATATGGATATTTTTGCTCTCCTTGGCTATATCTTGTACTGCTTCTGCTTTCCCCATTTCATAGAAGAATTTTGCAAACGCATCTGGATTTCTTGCTGCCGCAATCGACTTGTGATAAGAAGCTGCATCCTTAATTAGACCTTTTTCATCCAAGAATCCTCGGATAAACTTAGACAAATCAGACTGCTCCGCTCTAAGCTGCTCTGGCGTACCAGGCTTGTAAGAAATAGATTTATCTCCAACACTAAATTCAAAACCTTTGAACTGATCAGAGAAAACCTCATTAGTTTTCTGTACAAAATACTCAGAACGTTTCTTTTGCTCCTCTTGCACACTCTGCGATTCGGATATGTATTTTTTATATGCTTCGTAAGTTTCTTTTTCTTCAGTCGGAACAACTGGATTGCTTGACTCAAGCGGAACCTTGTATTGTTCTTTTTGTTTTTCAAAAAACTCACGAGCTTTTGTTAGTTCTTTCTTTACCGCTATCTTTTTACGCTTAACTTCTTTTTCATCGTCATAGTCTTCATCGAATGCATATTTGCTTTCAATTTCAAACTTGATCTCTTCTTCGTCAAGCTCAGGGTTAGTCTGCTTCATGTACTCGGCAAGTAACTGACTTTGATCCATACTTGAGTAGTCTTTATTTAACTTAATAAAGTCCTCAATGCCACGGCCAGTATCTCGCTTGTACTTCAAGAACGCAGACACATCCTCTGGTAACTCTTCGTTTTGAGACCTAGCCTCAAACAATTCGTCCAAAGAATTAATCTCCTTTTGATAGCGATTCTTAATATAAGAAAGAACGTCTTGGTCTTTAATTGACTCTTCTTGTACCTCCACCTTCTCGGTTTCTGGCTCCTGTTGTTCGATTACCTCTTCGGGGGTTTCTTGTTGAGATTCTTCGTGTTGCTGTAGAAGTTGTTCTTCTATTTGCTGAACCGATTTTTCCTCTTCAAGCCCGATTTCACGAACTTTGAATTCATTTGTCATAATAGATTAGATTTTACACCACAAATATAATACAAAATAAATACGCTATTTTGGCCCAAATTGTGATAGGTCAAACGAATCTAATGTATCTTCTGTGCTCTCAAAATTTATAGGTGGCAAGCCTTTTTGGCGTTGCTCAATCAGCTTTGATTGTTGACTATTTTGAATAGACACACGCTTATCTTTAGCCTCCTCCTTCATCTTGTCTTTATCCATAAGAGTCTGAACATCAATTCCTTTTAACTGCATGTTGAACTGGAACTCACGCTCCATCAACTGCAATTTAAGCATTGCCTCTTGCTCCATCTTCTTCATCTCCATCTCAATCTCAACCTGCTTTAACTGCGCCTTAGCAGCAGTCTCAGCCTGTATCTGTTGAAGTTTAGCCTGAGCAGAAGCATCGGCAGACTGAATGTTAGACTGGGTCTGCATCTGTTGCATTGCCTGCTGCTTTTGCATATCACGCTTCTCTTTCTCCTTGCGCTTAACCTTAAGTAATTGATTAGCAAGCTTTAAGTTTTTTAACTCTCTGATATCGATAGCATCTTCCAGTGAAATTTGGTCTCTGCTCAAAGCCATCTGTATGTTTTGCTCAAGCATTTGTTTCTCTTCTTCGTCGGGAGAAACTTCGATAAAAATACCAAACTCATGCAGATATAAGTCTTTTATCTGCTCGATAATAGCAACATTGTACTTTCCAATCTGGTTAACAAACTCATCTTTAAACGGAGCATACTCCAAAATGTCTGCAACACGAAGAGAAAGTGCTTCTGCAAGCTTTCTGGTTATAAACAAGCTACCATCAAGAATATGTCTTGTAGCTGTATTTGAATTTGCAGCAGCAAGCTTTTGAACACCAACTAACGCGTCAGGGTTTGGCATGCTTCCATCTCTAGCCTCATTCAAACCGGTCACGTCACGTATTTGTTGTAGGTAATGGTTATACGAGTTAACTAAGCTCGCAAGCTTAGCCTGTCCGCTATTGCTATTCAACTCTTGAATAGGAACTCTTGCGTTGTTAAACTCGCCGTCTGAAGTATAACTTCTACCGATAACACTACCTGTTTGGAAGTACAGCTTTAAAGCGTCTTCAGGAGTGTACGACCCACCGGTACCAAGGTCAACATCATTAATACCATCGGCATCAATAAACACACCATCTGGCACCATCTTGGCTAATACCTGCTGAAGCTTCAAGTGGGTGATCTGAATCAAGTCAGCAAACGGAATCATACGACGAACCAACGACTCGATGATACCCTTATACATACGAGGGGCAACACAGATATAGTTCGGCATAGCGTTCTGAGACGCAGACTTCGGTCTAACCATGTTCTTAGATAATTCCCACTTTAACAAGTAGTTAGAACCAAGAACCATTATACCATCATACCAAACGTCAATACGCTTTTCGATTCTTTCAAATCTTTCTTCTTCATCAGCTGGAGGGTTGAACGATTCGTTTTTACGAATAATACGCTCTCCACCATTCTCTAAATATTTCTTTTTATATACAAAAGACTTATCTGTCTTGTAGTTGAAATACAACAACGTGACAACGTCTCTTGCAAAATAATCATTCTGATAAGACCTCAATATTCCATAGTAGTTGTACCACGCAGTACCAAGATCTTGTATCTCCTTCATCTCTTCCTTTGTAATATCTGGCTTTATTTTTATAAGCTCAGTAATAGGAACTTGCTTTACCTCACCGAAGTAGAAACAATCGTCAAAAGTAGGAGATTCTGTGTAACTGTATACAAAATTTGCTGGGTCAACATAGTCAACCTTAACACCAGCTCCTGGAAGGAACATGTGCTTAACAACACCTATACCCGTTACAGTAATATCGTATTCAATACGCTTCTTAGTGTCCTGGTATTTATTCTGCTCTAAAATAGTGCTAATTGCTTCTTCTTCAGCAATCTCAATAGCAGGCTTATACTTAAGCTGCATGTAAAGCTGCAACTCCTCGTCAGTAGCAGGCAACTCTTCTACGTCAGTATTAAACGCATCAACACCAAAGTCTTCTTTGGTTTGTAGCAAGAAGTCCTTAGCAACCATGTCAGCTTCCAACATGTCTTGAAACATGTTCCTCTTCTCTGCTGCCATAGCGTCTTGAGCTTGCGCTTTTATAGAGTAAAGACGGTCAGCCATTCCATTAACAACGATGTCAACAAACTTGTTAATGATAGGCACTGGAGTCCAAGACAAGTTCAAATAAGACAAGTCACCGTCATAAGCCATCTCACGCTTGTACTTCTCTACTGGCTGCTCACCACGAGCATAAAGACGTAAACGGTGAAACTCAGACCACTGGTCATAGAACCTACAAGATCCAGAGTTTCTACGGAACCACTCCCACTGAATAGCACTGCCGACTTTTAGTCCATAATCTAATGATGCCTTCTCTTCATCAGTAGCTAACTGATTGGGAAATGTTACGTTATTGATGAGTACCTTTGCTTGATCCATTTTTTACTGACGCTTAACGATCTCACTTTGTAGACCATTATTGCTATATTTAGCAAAGTTAATGCTAATTTTGGACTTTTTTATCTCGGGTAAAAACGTGTGCTTGTAACAAGCCATCAATGCAAGGCCCGAACTAATAGACGCGTCATACTTAGTCCTGTCGGTTATATCAAACCTTGCCCAGTCTTCTAACGTCCTGTTAAAGAACATATTACCCATTTCATCTGAGTCTCTGTAGTGTCCATCAGAATCAATGCCGACATACTTCTCTATGTACGTCTCGATCATTGACGCGTGCGCCTGCTTAATGTCCTCTGAAGAAGACGGTATTCCGCCTATCTCCTTCTCTGTTTTTGACAACTTTTCTTTTTGCTTGTCCGGCCGATCCATTGCAAATGCCCTGTAACCTCTATTCTTGAAGTGGTACAATAGCCTTGGCTTGTTGTTTTCTGCAAGCAATGGCATTCCATAGAAGAAACACGCCATCAAAACGTCCTCGAAGAATATCTCTGCCGTCTGAGGTCTTGAAACATACTCAAGAAAGAATGTGTTAGAAGGTATCTTCGGGTCCATACTCATCTTTGTAAGGCCATGCAATGCGCCATTTGATCCACCAGATATTGCACCAGATATGTCATATGGGTCACACCCAAACGCACCAATTTGCTCGTTCATTGGAAAAAACTTATCACCACGCTTTAACACGTTGTTACGGAGGTTTACAGGAGGAACCCACGACACCCAGAACCTACCATTCTTCTCCGGGGTCCACACCACCTCGGTGTCCTGCTTTCCGTCTTTCCAGTGGAAGTTGCCACGAACTACGTATCCGTCTTTTTTAATCGAGTCGTTATAATCTATCTGCTGATAAATCTTAGTCAGGTTAAACAACGACTGTTTGCTCTCGTCCCTGAATGCATGAGACTCTGTTCTTGGATACTGACGATAGAATTCGTTTAATGCGTCAGAATCGTTTTTAAGGCCTGCTACTTCATTATTCCAGTACTCAATGACTCCCATGTATATCATCGATCCGTCTATGCCCCTGACGGGCTTCTGTGGCGTTTCTAATACTGGCATACCAAACTCGTCTATGTAACCTTCAAAGTTCCACTCCATTGGAATGAACAAAGAATACAATCCAGACTTAGTCTGTCCGTTTGCGTTCCTGTTTGCTGGGTTAGAGTCGTAGTATATATCCTTAAACTGCTGTCCTCCCTTTGGCAATGCATTTGACGTAGATCCCATCATACACTTACCAATGATCTTAGCACCAAGACGAAGACATGTTTTTGTAACTCGCCAGTTAACCTCAATGCTAACCGGCTTCTCCCATTTACCACTATTTAATGTGAGTGTAAAATCTGAAAGTATAATCCTTCTACCATTATCATCTACAGAATCAACTTGTATTCCACAGTACTTACCCAATCCAATTGGCTCTACATCTACGCCACACCTTCTATTTGTGTATGACTTAGAAAATTCTGTCATTGATTTTCTTTCTACAATAGTAGGTATAGAACTTAAATCTCCAGATATGTTTACAAAATAAGCATCTGTATTAAAGTTTGTTTTTTTACTCAAAACCTCACTACAAGATAACCCGCAAGACAATGCAAGAATTCTAATTTGATCAATAATCAAACCATTACTCATTCCTATAGAAACTATTTTCTTTTTATGGTCAACATACCCATCGGTATCTATAATTCCAGCCAATATTTGAAGACGAGTATCTATAGACGATGTCATGTAAGATTGAGGTATATGCTTATTATTCAAAACACCTATCTTTTTTAATTCTGAATTAATTCCTTTAAAAGAAAAATAAACACATGATTTCGACGTTTCGTGTTGTTTTAACTCGAAAGGAATATTAAGCATATCTGCAATTCTGCCCAAGTATGTCAATATCTCTTGATCTTTTTCTTTATTTACGATTATAGTAAAAGAAGACTTTCTTCCGTCGCCAATCCAAAGACCAAGTAAATATGGATGAATAGTTATGTCTTTATCTTCAAATTCTATACCTTTACTTTTAACCGAAAAAGTATGCTGTTTTTTATATTTACTTAAAGATAAATATTCTTTTGGAGTCAATATCACGACTTCCCTTTTGGCACTTTTTGTTTTTTTACAGTATTTATATTCTTCTAAATATAAGCGATGATTTTCTGAAACTATATAATCTTTTGACCACTTTTGTTTTACCCTATACATTTCAGTTTCACCAGAAGTGGTTTTAACTACTGTTTTCAAAAAACCACCTTCTACATAAACCTTGTCTCCAACTTTTATTTCCGATATAGGCTTGAAAATAAAACCATCACAAAGAACAAGCGTATCTGGATCTAAACATTCATCGTGAACAAGCATCTTAAGCTTCTCACCGTCATAACTATTGTCAGCAGTGTTCTTCCAGTCAATAGACGTGTCAAGACCCTCCATATCCTCGTCCTCTTCACTCATGTTTTTACGAGTGATCTTCTTCGCAGGAACCCTATAGGCAAGCTCAGTCTTAGGCCTGTCCATACCATCCTGTATAGGCTTAAAGAAGAATGGATAGTTTGAAGATATAGGCACCACCTTGTCGGTGAACATAATCTTTGCGTCCTGACCGGTCTTCGACAGTATGCCAAACCTTGAGTTCTTGGTTATAGTAGCCTGATTTACAATCTCAGCACTGGACATAAACGAAAAACCAGAACGACGGTTTTTCAAGTAACACATACCAAAGCACCTCGAGTCAGCCTTACACGCCTCCCAAAATATAAAAAATATCCTGTTAGACTCTCGGAACTCAGGAAGACCTACGTCTATCTTTGTCCACTGCAAGTACATGTAATGGGTACCTGTTATGTACGTCGGCTTTTTGTTGTTGTAGAACCAATGCCCATTCTCACGACGCTCAAACTCTTGTTCTATGTAATCAATCCACTTTGACTTGAATGCGTTGTCACGCTCATTCCATTCAAATATGGTCTTTATACGGGCAAGCTCCTTCGGATACTCGGACGGCTTCCACTTGTTAGTCCTGT